CCACCGACTACGGAAGCACCTACACCTACACCTTCCTCTTTGAACATGACGATGGAACAGACACCACCGTCTACAGAGCAAGAAGCATGATGCTGCAGGATGTTGTCACAGACTTCGCTGCATTCCTACACGATGACCGTGTTGGTTTTAAAAATGATATTACCTTCGTACTGCATGACGGTACAGGTAACGATATGGTAATCAAATGCAAAGCCAAGACCATCACTGGATAGGTTTAACACCTGATCCTGATATGTACTATGGATTCCTGTATATCATTACCAATAACATCACTGGTAAGAAGTACATTGGACGAAAGTTCTACCATACATATCGCAAGCGCAAGAAACTAAAAGAGTCTAACTGGCGTAAATACACAGGTTCTTGCAAGCCACTCAATGAAGATATCAAAACCCTTGGAAAAGAGAACTTCACATTTGAGATATTCAAGCAGTACCTTACAAGAGGTAATGTCGTTTACTACGAATGTAACTATCAGCATAAGTTCGATGTACTTACAGCACGTGATGAAGAAGGTGAGAGACTATGGTACAACGGTAACATCGGTGCCATTAAGTTTATCCCACCTGAGGAGCATTCTTCAGAAACAATTGCTAAGTTACAGAAACCTAACACTTCTAAGCATAACGCTAACATAGCAGCAGCTAGGAAAGGAATACAGTTTACCGAAGAGCATAAGAGTAATATCTCTAAGTCTCATCAAGGTAAGCCAGCATTAAACAGAGGCGCACACTACGAAGCTAAGGAGCGTGGAGATGAGTTCTACACCTCACGTCCATGTAAGTATGGACATAACGGATTACGTTATACTAGCACAAGACAGTGTGTTGAATGCCATAAAATGAGGAACAAGAAGTGACTAAACATATGGTCATTCCGGACACGCAAGTGAAGCCTAATGGTACGGTTGAGCATCTGCGCTGGGCTGGATTATATGCTGCTGAAAAGAAACCAGATGTCATCATACACCTAGGCGATCACTGGGACATGCCGTCCCTATCTGTCTACGATGTAGGCAAGAAATCCTTTGAAGGTAGACGCTACGCTGATGACATTCAAGCAGGTATCAATGGGATGAAAGCATTCCTGCGACCTATCATTGATGAGCAATGCAGACTACGTGATAACAAGAAGAAGCAGTGGCGACCACGCATGGTGTTCCTGCTAGGAAATCACGAACAACGCATTGAACGTGCCGTTGAATCTGACGCTAAGCTGGAGGGATTGATTGGATACCATGACCTTAAACTTGTTGAGTTTGGATGGGAAGTTCATGACTTTCTTGCACCTGTGGTTATTGATGGGATCTGTTATAGCCACTACTTTACTTCTGGAGTTATGGGCAGACCCGTAAGCAGTGCAAAGTTAATGCTGCAGAAGAAGATGATGTCGTGTGTCATGGGACATGTACAGGATAGAGAGATAGCATATGCACGTAAGGCCAATGGCGATCATGTCACTGGTTTATTTGCTGGTATCTTCTATCAACATGCTGAAGACTACCTAACACATCAAACTAATGGAAGCTGGGCAGGTGTCTGGATGTTCCATGATGTTAACAATGGATCATTTAATGAACAACCTATAAGCATTCAAGCATTGAGGAACAAGTATGAATAACTACTTTGAAGAAAACCACATGGCTAACCCTGATACATACATGGATGGAGAGTGGGATTCACTAGAGAAAGATCCTTCATTCTTCCCTGACCGTCATCAGATTGGTGGTGAGCACTACACTAGCAAGGCTATTCAACCTTGGGAGTACATGGAAAACATCATGACCGAGGAGCAATTCACTGGCTACCTCTGGGGCAATGTGATAAAGTACATGAGTCGCTGGCAGGACAAAGGAGGCAGGCAGGATTTAGAAAAGGCGTACCATTACCTTGCTAAAATGCTGGATCATGTATGACATTCACTGAACTGTGTGAAAGACTGAAGCAGATTGAGGAGACCATACTCCTTGAACTGCTTGATATTAACAGTGGTCAGATCGTAGACCGCTTTGAAGATGTTGTCGAAGAGAAGCGTGACTATCTTGAAGACGACCTAGAACTTGACGATGTATTTAGTGACGATGCTATGTACGAATCGGATGAAGAAGATGAGCTATAACATGGAAACATTAATTCTAAACTGGGCACGTGACCGTAACATCCTACGCAACGGTACGATTGAAGGGCAGATGCTGAAGCTGCACGAAGAAGTAGCTGAACTAGAAGAGGCTATTGCTAAGAAAGACATCAAGGAGATTGCTGATGCTATCGGTGACATCCAAGTTGTCCTAACAATCCTAGCCTACCTTAACAACATGTCAGCATACAACTGTCTTGTTGAAGCGTATGGTGTTATTGCCAAGCGTACAGGTAAGATGGTAGATGGCGTGTTTCAGAAGGATGAGCACTGTGATTAATCTACTGCATGATCTATTCACTTACCGTGATGGTAACTTATGGTGGAAGATTACACGTAGAGGATTGCAGCATAACCGCCCAGTCGGGACACTGAATAAAGGCTACAAGTGGATCAAGTCTGATCTACTACCTAATCAGTTAGGAGTACATCGTGCAGTATGGATGCTACATAACGGTGAGATTCCTGAAGGTAAGGTTATAGATCACATCAACGGTAATCCTCTTGACAACCGCATTGAGAATCTACGCTTAGCTACACCTAGTCAAAACTCTATAAATGCTAGAGGCAAGAAGGGAAAACAATCTGGGCTGCCTAAGAATATATACGTTGACTGGGAGTACGATGGCATTACTAAGTACCGTTTACAAACAGTTGTTAATGGTGTAGTGTACAGGGTAGGTAACATAGATACTATTGAAGATGCTCTTAATATGGTGACTAAGTTTAGAACAAAGTATCATAAAGAGTTCGTGAAAGACAGCGATGAACAACAGTAAGTGTAGGCACTGTGGCTATGAGGGCAGTATGATTCTGCTCTCTTCCATTGATAAGCGGATGTGTCCTGACTGCAAGAAGTACAGTAAGTGGAAGTTAAAGCCTAATCAGGCGAGTATTCTTTGTGAGGGTAAGACTGGTGGAACTGAGTAAAGACGAACTAACTGAAATATTCTTGTGCCTAGAAGAGGCTAACAGTAGTAACATTCAACTAATGGGTGCTATTGCCAATGAGCTTGAACGTCTTGAGTTATTAGAAGTAGACTTCGACGAAGACGATGGCTGTGCAGGCGGAGCTTGTAAGCTTTAGTATACAAACAACCTACTTTGTTAATCATATTTAACACAATTTGAGAGACAAGCTATAGTGACACTATATCTGCTCATTATGGCACAATATGGTACATAGTGAGCAGAATATTGCACACTACAGAAGGAAGAGCGATGACATTTGAAGAATGGTGGGAGGCTGACATAGCCACACGAAAAGAAGATATTAGATCACGGTATAGTAAAGCTGAAGCCGCATACGAAGCAGGAATACAAGAAGGCATAGACCGTATGTACCGATTGTACGATATCTGTCCTGAATGCACGTTGTCAAATGGTCAACACAAGATAGACTGTGGGAGAGGGCGATGAGAGTTGTAGACGAAGTAGAACACGAAGACGGGTCAGCTACTTACACCTTCGACATGACAGAATCAGAACGTAGAATCTGTACTGAGCAAGGCATCCTATGGATGATTGTTGCAGGAGCTACTGGTGTCACGCCTGAGTCTATCATGAAGCAGTGGATTGAAGAACGTGAGACGAAGTAAGCTGTACTGGAAGCTACGTGCTGGCGGTTCATTCAAACCCATTAGGTATCAGACAGTATATCTTGTCACTAGATTCCACACTAAGAACATACGTAGACCAATGAGTTCATACCCTAGCAATCGCTGGGGTTATGGATACTGGATTAACAAGCACAAGAGGAAGAACAATGGCTGAGTACAGTAGCTTTGATGTAGTAGTAACCGAACTGTACGGTGCTATGGAAGGTAGCAGTGAAGAGTTTCTTGAAGCACTTAAGGATGTGGTAGATCCTGCTGATCTGATTGCTCTGATGTCAGAGTACACCATCTTCATGCAGACATCACTGATGTTAATTACGGACAGTCTAATCACAGCACGTCCGATGAACAAGGAGGGATTACATTGATTCAATTTACACAAGAAGCAGTAGTAATTATTCTTGCTGTGTTTGCCGGTGCGCTGTGGTACACATGGGAGAAGGCAGCTAAGCTAGGATATGAAGCAGGATACGGTGACGCTTGCTATGACGTTGCTCATGGAAACATCACCGTATCTCTTAACCCGCCTAGTGAGATGGATTAGTTTTCATCTCCTCCCAGCCAGAAGTTATCTAGGATTTGCTTGGTTGATTTGATCGAAGGTACTTCATTGATTACCTTAGACCAGTCAGCCTGCTCATCCTTAGTTAACTGCTTCACTGTCTGCCCTGCTGCATCTACTAATGGTGCTGCCGGTGTAGCCATATTCTGAAGCGCACCCATTATATCACCTCTCGCTAAGTAACGATCAGTAACATACTGGTTCATACCAAACACACCAAGTACAGACCACATAGCGCGATCAGTCAGACCCTCTACTGACATATCAACATCTCTTCCGCGCAACCAATCCTTAACAATACCAACAGGTACACCTGCTGCAGCTAGGAAACTTGCTAATAAGAAAGCGTTCTTAGTAGCTGTGCCAACGTTACCCTTCGCAGCTTCCTGAACAATGTCCCTACGTACCAAGTCAATCTGTTTCAATGTGAAAGACTTAAGCATGTACAGCACACGTCCGTTAGGAGCATCAAGGTATTTCTGTGGCATCTCCAGTAGAGAGATCGGTTGAACATCAGACAGTTCATTGAATGCTAAGAACTTAGTGTTCTCTGTCTTGTTACCCATCTTCAGGTCAGTGATCACACTATCAATATCATCACCGAATATGCCCTGCCAACGCTCACGGAACTTAGCCTCACCTGCTTTTGTTTTAACTAGCTTCTGATTTTTCTTGATAGCTGCCGTCATCAACGTAGACTTACCAATGTTATCAACTGCTCGGAAACCAGTAGCAGTAAACAGTTTGTTCAATGCTTTAGATGTTAAGCGTTCGTTCTGTAACTCATGTGCAATAGTATGTTCAATACCCATCTCCATTGCAGTGTAGTCACGTTTACCAAACAATGAACCAATTGTCTCAGCAATACCATTACGGTATAGAGATACACCAATATCCCCTAGCTGAGTCAATGCTGAGATAGGGTTACCTATAGTACCCATGTATCCTAAGTCACGTCCAGTTGAGAAGAACTTATTAGGCGCTTGCTCACCTTGAGTAAAACGAGAACGTAGCATTGAGTGTAGCTGACGCTGCTGCTGCGGTGTGAGGTTACCTGTTGCTGCAATCTTAGCAATCAAGTGACCAATAGATTTCTCTGTGTCCACAGCACCAGTAGAAGTTTTACTTACACCAGTACGCCCAAAGAACTTCGCTTTCTCAATAGCATTGCGTGAGTTCTGAATGTAGTATGATAGCGATGTAGCTGGATCATCATAGTACTTCAACAACTCAGGATCAGTGATACGACTAATAGTACGCTGCTTAGCGTTAGGCATAATCGCAGTGTCACCCTTACGGAATACACCACGGATAACTTGATCTAGGATATCAGTTCTAATATCTTCTGGTATCTTGTTTACGTTATCAATGCCATTCTTCTTAGCATAAACGTTAAGAGCCTCATCAAATAGACCAGCCTTCTGCTTACCTAAGTGCTCAAGCAATCCATCGAGATCCTTCACACGACGAGGGAAGTAGTTAGGGATGTAGTGGAAGTCAATACCCAAGTCTTTAAACTCATCCTTGAACTCTTCCAATACTTTCTTAACTTCATAGAACTCTTTACGCATCTCAGGTGGTAGCATCTTCATAACCGCAGCATGTTCACCATTGAATAACTTCATGGCAACATCTTCACGCATGTGTGTCGGAATGCGCTGGCTAAGGTGTTTCAAGAATGGTTCAATACGTGCTATGTGCTCTCCATTCTTAGTGCTGATGTTGAACTCAAGTCTACGAGCACGGCCAAGAATATCCTGACTGATGTTACCTAGACGTGTAGACACTGAACCAAAGAATTGATCCAAGCCTTCAGCAAATTTACCTTGTTTACCTGAGGCTGCCTGTGCGCCCTGTGGTGGGACGTTAGTTGCACCCTGTGGGGTAGCACCACCTGCAGGAGGAACGTTGCCTGTGCCTCCAAAGCGAGCCTGCTGCGCCTGATTGTATGCCTGTTGCTGAGCAGCTTGAGCTTGTTGCTGTGCTTTCTGCTGTGCTTCATACTCCTGACGGTTAACAGCCTTCTGTCTTATACCGCCTACACTCTCAACAGTACCTGCTGCATTGCGTGGAGTATTAACATTTCTACGTAACTGCTGTGGGATCTGAAGATCAAGCGGTGCTGCAGCTTCTGGAGCTGGTTCAGGCTGACGAGGTGGAATCTGTGGTGCTTCGTTCATGACTGGCTTATCTAGTTTAGCTGCTGCTTCAGCCATACGCTGATCAACAACATCAGACTTACCATGATACTTAAGCTGAACGTATTCCTTCACTGCAGACTCACGTTCTGCTGCACGCTTCTGGATTGTCTGGAGTGTTTCCAAATCCTGCTTAGCACGTAGACGTTCTTCACGTACCTGAGTACCAGTACGCCCGCCTGTACCTGTCTTGCGCTTACCAGCAACAAGTTCTTCTAGCTGTTTCTGCCAGTAGTTTACCTTTGCTTTAAGACTCTTGATCTGGTTGGCATACTCTTCAGGTTTTTTAGGAGCAATGATACTTTTCATTGTAGTCTCAAGTTCTTTCAAACGATCAGACTTTAATCCTGTACCAATCTCAGCAAGAGCTTTGTTGTACTCATCCATACGTGCTGCGTTAGCTTCGTCAATGACATCACGCATGTTCATGTTGTCTGTTAGACGACGCTGTTCCGCAAGGTTTGCAGCAAAGTCTTTCTCAACCTGAGCACCAAACTCTGCATCTTTACGAGCAGCTTCAGCAATATCACCTTGCTTCTTGATAGCTTCTACTTCAGCCTGCTTAGCTAGATCAGCCTCAGCAGCCGCAGCATTCTCTGAACTCTTACGAGCCATCTGAGCTTCACGAGACTCAAGAGGGATAGCCTCATCAACCATCTGCTCAAGTTCAAGGCGCTGTTCTGGAGTAGCTTGTTCCCATTTAGACAAGAACTCTGCTTCAGTCTTAGCACCCAGCATTGTCATAAGTTTACCGACAGCACCACCAAGACCAACACCAAGACCACCAGCAGTCATGGCATTACGAATACGATCATCACCTAGCTGTTCATATACTGGCTGAGATGCACCGATTGCAGTACCAATAGCACCAAACTCTAGTGCTGTACGTAGCACAGGGGATTGAACTGCTTTGAATGGTAGAGTGATAGCCTTGATTGCAGTTGCTGGAATAAACTCAGCCACAGCGCCAGCAAGGTATGCAGCTTGAGCACCTAAATCACCTTCACGGATCATACGATCACGCATTTCTTGTGACTGATCTTGCTCAATTATTCCTGCAGCCTCAGCTAAGCCACGTCCAGTATCAGTAAAACCTTTAGCAAACTGTAAGCGTCTGTTCATAGCAGACATTGGAATAACTTCACCACCTAAGCCAATGATAGCTTGGTTGATTGCTTCTTGATCTCCAGAGTCATAGAGATCCTTGCGAACCTCTATTCCATCTGGGAACACATCTTCTAATCCTGCAGGCGCAGGTATCTTAACGTATTCCATTATTACCTCGGTCGGTTAAAAGTTGTTCCACCAGTTACGTAAGCCTTGAATCATAGGCATATCTAACACAGGTTTGTTTTTAGAGTTTACCATAACGTTAGTGTCAAGCGTTACTTCTTTACCTGTCATTGGATCTGTTACAACTTTCTTCTGGCCTGCTGGCATACGTACTGCAGGATTATCTGCAATAGCACCACCAGCATCAGCATTACCTTCCATAGGAGGATTCTCAGGTAACCATTTCTGAGACGCTGCATCCCAAGTCTGATCCCAAGATACTGTCTGCATCTCTTTCTTGTAACCAACAATCTTAGTTTTCTTAGTATCCCATATAGGAACAGACACTGGTATTGTAGTTGTACGTCTACGGATGTCACCCTTAGCTTTCTTCTCAGCACGATCAGCATCAGCATTCTGTTGGTTGATAACGCCTTGACGTTTCTCAAGAACCTGAATAGCCTGCTTAGTCATGCCCATATCATTCAATGCCATAGCAAACTGATTTAAATCTTCTGGAGCATTCCAGTCAATAACACTAGCCATCTCCTGAATTTTTTTAGCCTGAGCTTCTTGAGGAGTTGTCATGCCAAACATGCCTGCCGCACCTTCAGCCATCAAGTTACCAACGTTACTACCTGCTGCAGCTACCTGCCCTAACAACTGATTCATGCTACCACCCATCTGAGAAGTAGCTTGGTATTGTTTTAAAATGTCATCAATGCGAGACTGACGAATAGCGTTAGGATCTTGGAACATTCCTGTAATATCTGCCATGATCTACTCCTTATGCTGTAGGCTTATTGTACTTGAGGAGGTTAGCACCAAGGCTACCAAACATATTAGCACTGTTCATGCCTGCTGCTAAGTTAGCCTGAGCTGCGCCCATACCACCAGCTAGTAGAGCATTAGCTTGGTTAGAACCTGCTGAGCTACCGTAGCCACCGAATGTACCACCAAGTTCTAGTGGAGTTAGACCCATCTGTTCAATACCCATACCAGTCTGGAACAATCCAGTACCACGTGCAATAGCCTGATCAAGTTCAGTCTGTGCCTGTGTACGAGCCTGCTGAGCAAGAGCCTGATCAGCCTGTGAACGTGCTTGGTTAAGACCAAAGACATCTGGCTGTACCATGCCAGTACCTGCGCCAGCACCTTCACCTGCAAGACGCATACCTAGACGACCAGAACCAAACAAGTCTTGCTGCATCTGTAGATTCTCAGCCTGACGCTGAGGAGCCATCATGCCCTGAATCTCATTGTAGTACTGTTGTGCATTAGCTGATGTGTCCATAGACTGAGGCAGTGCCTGAGCACCCATCCCCATCATCTGGTCACGCCATGCTTCCAGCGCAGGGTCAAGAATGTAGCCTGCTGTCTGTGTCTCAGGGTTAAAGTATGAGCTACCAAAGCCTGTTGTTACACTGTATGGTTTAAATGCTGCTGCATCTGCTGCAATCTTAGCAGCTTCTAATTGTGCTGCTGCTGCATCTGAAGCTGCTGAGCGAGCCTGTGAACTACCTAGCAGTCCAAGACCACCTGCAATCAATCCTGTCCAATCCATTAGTAAAACTCCTCTACAACAATAATTCCATCACTACCTGCGCCACCAGTACCTGCTGATGAACCGTTACCAGAAGCACCACCGCCTCCAGATCCATAACATAAAGCATCATGTCCATTCACAATACTAGATCCACCGTTGGCACCACCGCCACCGCCACCCCAGATAGATCCACCACCTGAAGAGCCAGCAGGTTCTCTGTATGCTCCTGAGCCACCGCCCATGCCACCTGATATGTTGTATGTACCGTTAGAACCTATTCCAGCAGCCCCGCCACTAGCAGCACCACCTGTAGCAGAACAATGAGCACCAAATGAAGAGTCACCGCCAGCTACACCAGCTGCACCACCTGTCCCTACTGTAACAGTCTCAGATGTTATAGAAGTTACATCAATAAATTTAATAGCTGTACCGCCAGCAGAACCACCAGCACCTTGTGAATCAGATGATTGACCACCCCCGCCACCAGCTGTAACAATTACTTTAATTGTCTTACAACCAGAAGGTTTTGTCCATGTTCCGTCAGCAGTAAATACTTGTGTTGTAGGTGGCATTGCAATAGATGACGCAGCAATCCATGTAAAACCAGTAGCACCATCAGAAGTTAATACCTGACCTGACGTACCAGTACCTAAACCATTTAAATGATCTTCATCAATAACATCAGCAGTATCAGTTAGACGATCTGCAATTGCTGTTTCAACATAAGCTGTTGTAGCAATCTGAGTAGTAGACGTACCATCTGTAGCTGTAGGAGCTGTAGGTGTACCACTCAATGCAGGAGAATCTAGGTTTGCTTTAGATACGATGGCAGTTTCAATTGCTGCCAACTCATCATCAATCTCTGTACCTTTAACAATCTTTGCAGCATTACCGCTAGGTAACGTATCCTTTGATGCAAAGTCAGTCAATTTCGTATAATTTGCCATATCTAGTATGTCCTACCTTGTTTAACGTAGATGTCGAGTTTCTGAATAGATAACTCAGCACCTTCAATTGTTGCTTCAAATCCTACCTGTACTACGTTACCTGATCCACCTATAGGAGCACGTACCGTGTCAGACAATGTACCTACTGTATATTCAGCAGATGTATTGTACTCAGCTACACCATACTCAGCATTAGCTCGTGTCTCAATCGACAGAGGGAATGACTGATAAGCATCACTGTAATCATATCCTGCTTTAAGTACAAAGTCTTGACCACTACCACCAATCAATGTAATACCAAGACGCTTCAAGTATTTAACTGCTGTTGAATTATCAAAGTCAAAGTAGTTGGTGTAGTATTTGATGGTGTAGCTATCACCGTTGTCAGTATATCCGTAGTAGCGACACAAGCCTTCACCGTTAGTGAAGTATAAGCCTTCATCTACAGACATCATGTTGCTGTGTATCTGCTTATCCCATAAGGTGACACGTGCTGAGCCATCCTGTAGAGGACCACGCATATCAATACAGTACATACGCTGATACTCTGGAAGTAGCAATAAATAGAATGCTTCTTCTGGAGAGTAGACAGACTTGATTGTATCCTTATTGTGCTGAGATACTTCACGTACCAAGTCATCACGGACGTTCTTAGTGATGTCACGCATCGGTAGAGACTTCTCTTGAATAACACGACCAAGAGAGCGTACACCTTCAGCAGATAAGAATAGAATGTCAGTACCGGTGTTCTGTACACTGTCACGTGCAATACAGCCAACACCAGAGATAACCTCGACTAAACGTAGGTCAGCAGGGTCAAGTGTTTCACCTGAAGTCTTGTCACCATAGATAATGATGTTACGCTCACAGAAGATAATTAAGTTACCGTTCTGTGCACCTAGTGCTGTAATCCTATCGTTACCATTAACCAGTACAGATGAAATGTCTACGCTACCTGCAGTACCTAAGCCAAATGCAGTACCATCAAGTAGGTTAGACCACCATACAGTTGTTTTATTATCTTCTGTATCTGCAACCCATAATCTACCGTAAGCAGATAAAACAGTGTTCCCTTGTGGTGGAGAACCTTTATCCCATGTAGCGGTAATAGTTCCTGTAGCATTAACTGTAGGCGCAGTATCTAATGTAAAGTAATACGAATTAGCATCAATTACAGTTATGGTAAACGTACCATTATATTCTGATTGAGAAGCACCACTAAACACCACTTCTGTACCATCTGCAAGTCTATGTGAGATGTGCGACACTGTAATCTTATCAACACTAACTGTCGTTGTTCCTGTAGCGTCTTGCGTAGGAATACTAGACATTTCGTAATAGTATTCATCATTAGACGTTACATGAATAATAAACGTACCGTTGTAACCTGCTTCATTAGCACCATTAATTACAACTTCATCGCCTGTTTTAAAGCCATGAGCAGTATGCTGTACAAATGCTATTTTAGAATTAGCTAGTACTGTACCTGTAGCATCCTGTGAAGGAGAACTACTCATTGTGTACTCGTATGTATTATCGTCTAATACAGTTATGGTAAAAGTACCATTATATTCAGTTTCATTAGCACCGCTAATTACAACTTCATCTCCAGTAGCTAATCTGTGATTAAGATGTGTAATAGTAGCAACAGTACCTGAATGTGTAGCAGCAATAACACTAGTATTAAGTAATGTGACACTCCACGTATTAAGCATTGTAACAGTAGCACTATTTGTTGCAGAAGTTACGTCCGTAATAATAGGAGGAGCTGAAGGTTGAAAGTAAACAGGCTCATAGCCACGTTGAAATAAATATGCAGCATCGTTTAGTGTAGCTGCTTGCCAGTTGCCGGTAGTGACTGTGTTAGCACCAGTGTATGTAACAGACTGCAATGTAGCAGATCCATCGTAGATGTAGAAGCCAGTGTCGTTCCAACAACCAAAGTATTCTGTACCGTTGATGTCTAGGAAGCGGTGTGCACCTTGTAAATTAGACACACTATCTGCCACTACCTGCCATCCTTTACGTGCGCCAAGACGACCAAACTTGTCTATGACGCAGTTATCAGCTTGTAGTGCAAAGCCTGCTGCCAAGGTTACGGAACTCTCTTGAGTGTTTAGTCCGTAAAAGCCCGGAGCTGCAATGCTTGCACTCTGCAAAGGTTTAGTCATTATACTTCCTGCCAGATTAAGTTCTCAGGATTCTTACCAGCATCCATTGCAATATAATCATTCAATGAACGCTGTGCTGTAGCATATGCTGACGATGCTCCAACACCACCGTCTTCACCACGCTCTTCAATAGCCTTAGCATATGCAAGCATAAGGATAGGACGTGTAGGTAGTAGTGTTACATCGCTGTCAGCAGTTAAGTCAGGCTGACGATGAATGATATTAAAGCGTAGTGTATATACTCCATTAGGTATTGGGTATACATCTACAATTGCTTCACCGTCTTCAGTAGTTCCGTTAAAACTGTAGTAATAAGGATCTGCGGTAGTAACAGGATCATGCATAAACCATTGATTCATTTCTGCTTCACTAGCACGACGCATAACAACATTAGTTGTGTCGTTTAAAGCATCAATCAATTCAACGGTTTGATCTGTACCAGACAAGATGTAAGAGAAAGCATTAGCAGAAGTTGTAGCAGTAATTGTATTCTTGATAGAACTCCAATCCCAAGCGTTTTCTACTTCGTCCTTAGCATCATTAATAATTGTTGCTATGAGTTTAGAGTAAGAGTTTTCGTTAATGGTTGATACTTCACGCTCTCTAAGACGTTTAAGTATGTTATTAACCATTTGAAGATATGTCATTTTGTTTGTCCTTACTACGTAGATGAGGGTAGCATATTTTTAATCAAATGTCAAGTATTATTTTACCAGCTATTCCAGTCATTTCCGTCTGAAGTTATTGCTGGAGCAGAGAAGTCTGTACCACTCCATGACCAATCCCCACTATCATTGTACGAACCGCTTGTAGTCACTCCAGAGCCAGTGTCTTGAATATAATTAGATTGAGCTACTGGTGGTAGGTTAGATAGGTAACTATCAATTGCTGCATTTCCAGCACCTGACAACATTCCTTGTCGAGCAGCATCCTGCCATAAAGCATTGCTTAATGTAGAAGAAGCTATCGCACGTGGATTATTAACAGACGGTGCAGGTGTTGCTGTTGCATTGTAAGCACCAATGACATTAGTATTAGCAGTGTAACGTGAAGGGTCAAAAGGCTGACCTATATACTGAGAGAACATGCTATTTACAATAGATGGCTGCCCTGTTACAAGACTACCTCCTCCACTAATAGGTGTCCAGTTATTATCTTCTGGATTATATTCATATCCTTTAGGTGCTGCTTCACGATCTGCGCCAAAGAACTCTTTAGTTTTGTCCCAGAATCCACGATCCATAGAACCAGTAACTACATCACCGTCTTTCCCACCTAAGTAATCAAAGAAACCCTGTGCTTTAGTTGCTTCGTTCTGAGCATTACGAACATAGCCTTCAATCTGATTATCAGTAAGAAGTACATTGCCTAAGCCAAACGGAATCAATGCACGAAGCATTGCAGCTTTTTCTGGATTGTCTAGTAGATCACGCATACCTTTGTAGCGTTCTTCAGCAGAAACCTGCGGCATTTCCTCAGTAGTATCTCCACCGCCTACACGAACACATGCTCCATTTTGCAGTGTAAATCCTGCAGGGCATGACTGAGTTACTGTGCCTAATACAGGGTCTGTCTCAGTGATAGGCGCAGGAGGAGTGTCTAGCATACCACCACCACCTAATACACCTGTAGCACGCTGTGCTGCAAGACGTTGCATGTAATCAGCTAGTGTTTCTGTTGGTTGTCTGTATAGATCACTGCCATATGTGTAACCTGTATACTGCATTGGATCAGCCATTATTCTTTACCTTCTTTCTCTTCCTCAAAGATGTCACGGTCAGTCTTCATGACAGTGTTACCTTTATTAATGAGGACATTATCCTTAGTGATATCTAGTGTGTATGGATCAGACTCAGCAGACTTAACACGTAACAGGTCAAGCATTTCTTTAGCTACAGAAGTCATAGGATCTTCCTTCTCAGCACCAGACTGACTCATCATTATATCTAATACAGTCTTACCGATCAATGTAGAGATAGATGATACTACTGCTACAAGTCCAGCATCTACATTAGGAATCATGATCGTGTAAATTACTGTACCCAATGCAGCCAAGGCTACCATTGAGTTGAGAAAATAAACCACCAGACTATTGCGAAGTTGTGGCTCTTCTAAGTTAACTTTATTATTCATAACTTACACCTTCATTAATTAAATATTGGATAGCTTTATACATAACGTCTATATCATCGTTATAGCTACCTAAGGCAGTATTACAGTTACCACATAACAAACCCCTAACTTTACCTGAGGAGTGACAGTGATCTACACACAATCCTTTAGCAAACTCATCAGAATGTCGATTACAAATAGCACATTTACCTTCTTGTTGACTATACATTTCGTTATAATCGTCTAAAGCAATTCCGTATGCTTTCTGTAATGTTTGATTCTTTATATGTTTCTGATACTCTTTAAACTTAGCCCCACCTTTTCTAAATGGTTTCTGTCTTTCACTGCTAATCCTAGAAGAACATTGTTTACATTTGTTTGCTCTGCCGTACTTACCATTAGGATGCGCTTCAAACAACTCTAAAGATTCTTCATCATGAGCTTCCATTCCACAATGATTGCATTTCCTGAAAGGCGCAGAATTACAGCTGTCTTTGAGCTGGTTGTCTGATCCACCTTTCATTTAAACCACCCTTCTTTCTTGTCAATTACTATAGGGCAATCTTTCTGCACTTCTACTACTTTAGTAGTTTCGATTACACTAGGCACGTCAATTAATTTAGTTACTTCTATTACTTGTGGAATAACAGGAATAGGTTGATAGTAGAACTGATAGGCTATACCGCCAGCAAAACAAACAAGCAGCATACCCACGTAGAGCATACCGCCTAAGAACTTCTTCTCTTGATCTTGCATTCTATTTTCCTGCTATGCTTGCACCAAAGTAGGCACCAATGATTGCTTGGAAGCTAGGGATTATAACAGGCAGTACAACACTACCCTCTAGCTGTACCCATTGCTGTTTAATCTGTGTCGTGTCAATCAACCCAAACAAATAGCTACCACCAGTCTGTATTTCTTGTAATACATTCACTGGCTGCGCTATAGGGGCTAACGCTAACATGACAATCACTGCTGTAATGGACAAGGCTATAACACGACGGGTAAAGGCAAAGTAACTATTAGACGAAGCAACTTCATTAACCTTGTCTATAGCTCCTTGACGTGCAGCAAAGGCTTGGAACATTTCCTTACGCTCTTCAGCCTTGTTCTGCATACCCATGCTTAATAGCTTGACGACAGCACCAAAGATGCCACCGCCAACTAGAGGGAGTATTTCAGTAAGCATTATTTATCCTGCTTGCCTTCAATTTTGCTTTCAATGTGATCTAGCTTTTCAAAGATACGAAGCATAATATTATTAAACTCTTCCTTCTTTACGTACTCGCCAGCCACCAGCACTTCAATGCGGCTAACCTTGTCAGCTAATTCTTTATCAGAATTCTGCAAGTCTTTAACAGCATCCCATACAGACTTCATGACAAAACCAAGAAGAGCACCAAAGCTACCTAAGATCCAGTTGATGACCGACTGATCCATTATTCATCCTCATAGATGTATTCGATGATGAGAAAGGCGCAGTATATAGCCACGCCCCATGCGGCTAACTCAGCTATATTTACCAAGGTAAGCCAGATACTAGAGGTGGGTTAGCTAGTTCATCTAGTTTAGCCTGAACAGCCGCCTCAACCTCTTCCTTGTTTAGCTTCTCGTAAACCCAAGGCCATACAATCTCAGGAGTTAGATTAGCGAATGGAATGATCTCTTCACCTTCTTCCTGCTGGAACGATACAGTACCATACGAAGATGCTGTGTTAGTGCCGTCATCACCTGTAACACGCCAGTGAACGATGCAGATATAATCCTCTGGTGATCTCTCAAGATTGGCTATATTCCAGTTAAATGTTGCCATGATTATTCTCCTAACTCCTGTTCAGCCATCTTAGCTGCGTAAGCGTCTTTAACTTCCTGTGTGAACACCGATGTAGCCAATGCAGCTACCTGTGCAGGCTCATTAGCCAAGTCAGCATCTGGTGCTAGTACGTAGCGGCTATAACCTTTAGAGCCAATCATTACACCGTCTTCTTCAATCCATGTAGCGTTACGCACCTGAATCATTGGGATAGTGTCTGCGTTGACTATCTCGATTTTGTCTGTTGCTGTTTTCTTTAATAGTGTCATTGTGTTTTCCTTGTTTGTCTGTCTAATCAGTCCAGATTAGATAATTAGTTAAGCTGCTCGGTAGGCTATTGAAATATGTAAGTTATCGTTTGCTGCAAGTGTTGAGCAATCAACGTAGATTCGAGCAACACTTGCATTTTCAAGAGTAATATAAGGTAATGTAGTGTGTACGCCACCATCGCTAAAGTATACTGCACCCCCTGTCCTTCCAGCACCATCAGTTGAGTTAGCGGTAACAAAAGGTAGGTTAATCTCTAACACATTACCGACAGGAGAACTAACTGCACTTACCTGAAGTACTCCCGTTACCGTAACTAGCTTCCCGATTTTTGTGTACGACAAAGTATCAAACGTACTGCTTAAGGTAACAGTGCCGCTTGTATCTGGTGTTGCAGTAGCTGCGTAATTACCATCTTCATAATCATCCAAGTGATTAGCCGCACCTGTACCGCCTAAGTAGACACCGCCTGATAGGTAGAGATTTCTAAACCTGCGAGTGCTTCCAGCAACTGTACCTAAGTCAATAGCCGCATCCCTATCAGTGCCTGTTGAGGTATTCCACGGTGTTATAGCATCTGCACCGCCACCAAAACTAATGCCTACGTCAGAGGAGCCAATGGTTAAGTTTGTGCTTGAGTTACCAATACTCCCCACAGCGGAGCCGTCTTTGTAGAAGCCAAAGATTGACCCATCTGAAGTAAGCCTATTTGCAAACATTGGCTGAATAGAAGAAGTAGCACCAATAACACCGTTTGACTCTATTTGTGCGCCAGCGATTGTGTAGCTAGCACTCGTCTTACCCACCAGCAAGTTACCGCTGGAGTCTATGCGCATGGCTTCAGTGGCATTAGTACTGAATGCCATATGCTCTGTGCCATGACTGTAGAAAATACGGCCACCGAAGTCTGTAACCCCATCTGTAGGGCTGAAGTCAATCAGAGAAGCCCCTGTAGAAGTTCCGAAAACCTCTACTGCGCCTGTAGATGCAGACGCACCTAGTGAAACACCAACTTCAGTTGAATAGCTTGTATTGTTTTGAGTTGCTACAAATAAACCACCTGTAGGACTACTCGTACCAATACCTACGTTACCAGAGGAGTCGAAAGTTGTGGTAGCTGTGCCGTTAGTTCTAAACTCTATGGATTTTCCAGAAAGCCTCAAATCTTCCCATGAAGATGTGTCTCTATCATACGCTTGAATATAGGCTTTCTCAGTGGACGAGTCGAAAACAAGTTCTAAGTTTGTACCAGAACTAGGAAAAGCTCCAAAGGCTCTTCCTACGGCAACACCTCCAGCAACACCAAGCTTAGCACTAGGACTGCTAGTACCAATCCCCAAACGCTCATCAGCAGCCTTCCACACTAGTTTTGGCGTTGTGCCTGTGTCTTCGTAGAAGGAGATGTCTCCATCATTTGATAATCTTAGTCGTTCACCATAAGTTCCGTTATTACGTGTTGTAAACACAAGATCAGCACTGCTTAGATTACCATCAGCCTGAACTGCATCAATAGCTGCCCCACCTGTAGTAGTCCCGTTCCATCCAGTAACATCAAAACGAATGCCTACTACTTGACCAGACGTATTTTCTGTATTTTTACGTGACAGAATTAAATCAGCAGAAGGGGTTGTAGAACTATAAGTTGAACCGTCCACACGATTAATGCTTGTGTCAGCAGTACCATCAACCGTCAGCCCATCCATTGTAGCTGTGCCAGTTACGTCAATGCCTGTAGAGGTGGTGGATAGTTTCTCAGAGTTGTCGTAAAACAGTTTAGTGTTAGAGTTAGGCACGGCTACTAGCATATTCTCGCCAGCGCCTGATTGCATACGAATAGCGTTACCACCAGTTATAAGCAATAAATCACCTGTACCAGCATCTGTAACATAGCTATTACTACCATCATGGTAAATCTGCAAATCACCAGAGCCACCAAATTGTAGTTTCTTGTTATCATCAAACTGCATCACCCCGCCTTCAATAGAGGCCATTGATGCACCGTTGTTTAAGAATACAAGAGATCCATTAACATCTAGGTTGTTGGTGTAACCTACGCTGTACAACTCTACGTTAGTGACTCCAGAACCAAAGATAGCTTTGTCACCGTCACCAAACAATACATCGTTACCATTAGTAGATAGATCGCCACCTAGTTGTGGGGTAGTGTCGCCTACTAAGTCAGGAGCTAACGCATCCCAAGACGTGCCATTCCAAATGTAAGCCTGAGTGTCAGTAGTATTGTAGTACCAATCACCTGTAGTAATAGCATTACCATTACCATCAGTAGTAGGAGCAGAAGCATGACTACCAACATATACACCTTGCATTGCATTGAGTGCTGCTTCAGCATTATTAGCATACTCAGCTGCTTCAAGAGCAGAGGCTGCTGCGGCATCAGCAGAGTTAGATGCTGCTGTTGCATAAGTACTTACTGTAGATGCTGCTTCACTAGCTTCAATAGCTGCTGCGGTAGCACTTGCTGCTGCTTCGTCTGCTTTAGTAATAGCAGTATCACGGTAGCCTTTAGCTACATCACGTGCTGTTTCAGCAGATACTTGAGCTGCTATTGCAGCCTGAGAAGAACTGTACGCAGTATTACCATAAGTTACTGCTGTATCTTTAGCACTCTCTGCTGCTGTCTCAGCAGCTTCAGCAGCCGCCTGAGCAGTCTCTGCTGCTGTCTTAGCTGTTACTGCTGCGTCTTTAGACTGGCTTGCTGTAGTTGCAGATGAGGCTGCATTGGTAGCTGATGTAGCAGCATTAGTTGCTTGTGTTGTTGCTGTACTTGCTGAGGTTGATGCACTTGACGCAGATGAGCTTGCGCTAGATGCAGAAGAAGCCGCTTGTGCGGCCAGTGTGGTTACTTCATCGACTGTTGCTTGATCTGTGGTATCAGTAGTACCACCAGCACCGCGGTAGATGGACATATATTAACTCCCATGAGTGTTCTTTGCGATGGACTTTATATAGAAGGGCAAAGCCCATTGAAAAGAAAGAGGAAAGCAGGGGATTACTCCCCCACTCTCCAGTTAACTACTTACGCAGTTGGTAGAGCGATGATGATACCAGCTTCTGAACGAACAGTCTCAACACCGTAGATAGTGTCAGAAGTGAACAGAGTTGATAGGTATTCCTGCTTGTACTGAGTCTGTGAACGAACACCCTGCTGTTCAGCAAGAACAAGAGCGTCTTTGTGCATTAGGACAGCAGCTTTAACTTCACCACCAGCAGAGTTTTCTGCAGCAGTTTCAAGCACTGGACAGTTAGTAGAAACTACAACTGGGATACCGTAAAGAGTACCGATAGTGCCTTTCATTACACCCATGCCGTCACGGAAGTCAGTAGACATGTAACGGTCAATGCCACGGATAGTGTTAACTGCAGATGGTGGAACAACAAATACACGACCGTCCATAGGAACGTCAGCATCGTCAAGAACCTGAATACCATCACGTAGAGCAAGGTCAGTGAACTTGTCAGTGTCAGCAACAGTGTCAACTGCGTAAGCAGCAAGACCGTTAGCACCGTCAACGTAGTACTTAGTGAATGATGCAACAGCTTCAGCAAATAGGTCAGTATCAACCTGTTTAGCTAGAGCGTAGCCAGCATCATCAGTGTAGAACTTACGTAGAGACGCAAGAGCCTGCACTTCAGTGATGTCTTCGATTAGACGAGAGTACTCGTAGTGTTTGTTGATAGAGATAACAACTTCAGATTCAGTAGCTGCCTGTAGAGTTACCTGAGTAGA